TCACTATGGCGGCCTCCCTGGAGCATCTTCCGGTGCTCATCCTCGCCACCCGCACCCGATTGGTTCGCCAGATTCATGAACGGCTGAATGAATTCGGCGTCGGGCATGGCGTGGTTGCCGCGGAGCTGCGCGAGTACCTGGATCTCTTTCAACCGGTGCAGGTTGCATCCGCAGATACGATTTACCGTCGCTGCTTGGCTGGCGGACACATGCCGTTGCCGCCGGCGAGGGTGGTGATCTTCGATGAGTGCCATCTCGCGGGCGCCAATACCAGGGCGCAGATCCTCGAGCAATACAGCAGCGCGGTGACGATCGGATTCACTGCGACGCCCGCTCGAAAATCGGGGCGCTCGCTCTGCGAGGTCTTCGATGAACTGATCCTCGGGCCAACGACACAGGTACTCATCGACGCCGGCATGCTGGTGAAGCCGCGCATCTTCTCCGTCCCCGTGCTCTCGGAGAGTGAGCTTCGCGATCTGCCGAAAGACACCTCGGCCGATTACGCGGTGGGCGAGACCGCAAGAGTTATGTCACGCCCCAAGCTTGTGGGCGATGTGGTCCTGAATTGGCAACGCATCGCCGCCGGTCTACCCACGATCATCTTCGTTTGCAACAAGGCCCAGGGCGCCGAGACGTGCGATCGGTTCACGGCCGCCGGCATTGCTGCTGAGCTGATCACCGACAGTGATGATGAGGAGACCCGCGAGGCCGCGATCGGGCGGCTCGAGCGCGGCGAGACGACCATCATTATCAACTGTTTTTTGATGAGCTATGGCGTCGACATTCCATCGGTCAAGGTGATCGTGCTCGCGCGTCCGACGCGAAGCCTCGCGATGTTTTTACAGATGGTCGGCCGCGGTATGCGGCCCGCGGCCGGCAAAGACTCGGTGATCATCATCGACCATGGTCGCGTGATCGAATCCCTCGGCCTCCCGACTGACGATTTTAATTGGTCGCTCGATGAGGATCGAAACGTCAACCAGGAGGCGAGGGAGGCCGCAGAGCGCCGGCAGGTCGTCGAAAAACCGATGACGTGTCCGGAATGCTCAAGCATCTGGCTTGCGAGTGAGATGGGGACGCGCTGCTCACAGTGCGGATGGGCACCGCGGCCCATCGCGCGGCCCGTGATCGTGCGCGACGCCGAGCTCCATGAGCTGGGCAGCGCGACGGCGCCAGCGGCGGCGATCTCACCCAGCTCTCCGGAAGTGGTCAGCTTCTTCACTCAGGCGGTGACCTGGTATGCGAATCACTGGCCAGCGCGATGGCAGGATCGGCCGAACGGTGGAAGAGGGTGGGCTTGGATCAAGACTAAGGAGCGATTCAAGATCCCCGAGGTGGTGAAAATCCCGCGCCGCTTCTGGGAAATATCCCCAGCGCCCGTGACTCCGGAGGTGGGCGGCTGGCTTCACTCACGTCACATCCGTGACACGCGATCGCGGCGGCCGCAGGGGCGCTCATCATGGGGATAACAACGGGCGAGATACATTCGAAACTCGCGGGCACCTGGCCCGCCGTGCTCGAGGAGCTCGGTATTCCGGCCACGGCACTTCGGCCGAAGAAAAAAGGACCGTGCCCGGCGTGTGGTGGCAAAGACCGGTACACCTTCGACAACTATAGAGGGCGTGGGGATTTCTTTTGCCGCGGCTGCGGAGCCGGGACCGGGTTTGATCTTCTCATGCGCACACACGGCTGGAGTTTTCCGGAGGCGATCCGGCGCGTCTCGCAATCGATGGGGATCGTGCATGAGCCGCGCGAGAGGCGTCCGACCTTCGCGCCGGCGCACCTGGTCGATGCGGAGCAGACGATCTCAAAGCCCACATCGAGAGTGTGGTCCGTGCTTCGGAGTGCGTGTTCAATCGCGGACTGCGCGGACGCCGTGGCCTACCTCGAGAGCCGCGCTCTGTGGCCGCTCCCCGAGTGCTGCACGCTTCGCGCGCATCCATCGGTGGAGTATTGGGACGGCAATCAGCGGATCGGCCGCTTCCCCGCGATCGTCGCGCGCATCGTCGATGCGACAGCCGAGACCGTGACCGCGCACATCACGTACCTCCGGGCCGGAAGAAAGCTCGAAGGCCATGAGCCGCGAAAGATCATGAGTGCCTTGCACGGGCGAACCGGCTGCGCGGTGCGCCTGGTGCCACTCTCGGGGGACATGCTCGGCATCGCCGAAGGCCTCGAGACCGCGCTCTCCGCGATGCAGATTCATGAGGTGCCCACCTGGGCAGCACTCAACACCTCGCTCCTCTCGAAATTCGAGCCGCCCTCCGAGGTGCGAAAGCTTCTGATCTTCGCTGACCGCGATGCACCGGGCCTCGAGGCCGCGGCCAAGCTCGCCGAGCGCATGCAAGGTCGCGTCACCTTCGAGATCCGAACGCCCGCGGCGCCCGCCAAAGATTGGAACGATCAACTCGCACCCCTAAAAGAGAAAGCCCATGACTGAATCGACCCCGCAATTTGCGATGCTCCCCTGGTACCCGCGAGATTTCGCGAGTGCCACGACCCTCTGGCCGCTCATCGCCAAGGGTGCGTTCCGCGAGCTTCTTGACCTGCAATGGAACCTCTCCAGCGTCACGAGCGCTGGGGTACTACCCGAGCAGCCTGAGCTACTGCGCGCGGCAATCCGCGCATCCGCCGCGGAGTGGAAAATTGCATGGCCGCTGATTGAGCCGAAATTCCCCAAGCTCTCCGATGGGGGTCGCCAGAACGCCCGCCTCGAGCTTCATCGGCAGGAGGCGGTACGCAAATATTTGGCACGTCAGAAGGGTGCAAATGCCACGAATTCCAAGCGTTGGGGGAGTGCGCCGTGACTCGCGCCAACCCGCGCCTCGCCGCGCTAAAACGCAAGGTCCAAGAGGAGCGCCAGCGCCGCGGGGACCACTGCTACAACGATGCCCACGTCAAGCGCGTCGCCATACACCTCACCATGGAAGAGATCGACCTTCAAGATCTGCAAGCTGCTGAATCCTTTCAGATTGCAAGAGACCTTGGCCTGACCGTCGATGAGTACTTGGGCGCCATGCAGTGGCTCGACCCGCAGCACGAGTCGATGCTTCGCAGGAGTCTCTCGTAATGTCGCTCAGCGTAACGCCTAGCGACTCGCTCAGCGTAACGCTTACCGATTCGCCCAGCGATCGCATAGCGACCGTTTTAGCGAGTCGCTCAACTGTCGCTGCCTTGCGAGTCGCCTCCATCTCCGACTCCATCTCCACCACCACCTCCATCAGAACGAAGAGGCAGAGGCTTACGAAGCGGAGGGTAGTACCCTCTGACCGGCCAAAACCGGCACGAAATTTTGATGGGAAAGGGGATACGCCGCCCCCATCCGCACGCGCCACGATCTCGGCGCCATCGCTTCAACGCTTCGCTGAAGTTCGCTCGCCGCCTGAATCGCTGGTAACAGCGACGAATGCAGTGACAGCACCAGCTCATGCGAACGCGAGGGGACGCCCCGCCCCCCAGAAATTCGTGGCCAGGTCGACCAGGGATTGCTGTAGCAACATCCGCATTCGTGGTGAGTTGTTCGCATTCGACAGCCTTCGCTGGCGTTCGCGTCAGGTGTTACCCCGGTTTGTTACCCCGGCTCGCCGATTGGGTGCGGCATGAGCGCACCATCGATCGTCACGCGGGCACTGGTCGCTGCCAGGGAGCTTGAGCAACGGCGCGAGGCCTCCCTGACACCGGCCGCCACGCTCCTCCGCGATCTCGCCATCGAGATCGAGAGGTTGCATCGGTTCCTGTACGCGTAGGCCGATGCGGCCGCAGATATTGTCGAGGACCCAATCTCCACCACTGAGCGAGCTGAGATCGCCAAGCAGTTGGAGTGCCGAGTATGAGGGGCGCGGGTCTGAGCCGATCGCCGCTCCTGCGCCTTCTCCGGCGGCAATGTATAAATTGGAATTTGAATGATTCGCGACCGGGTGTCAGGCGCCTCCGGAGGGCCGCGCGATGAGCGAGCGCTGCCCATACCGGCGGGCGAAGGCCGGGGCGCCGTGATCATCGTCCCATGCGAGCAAGGCACGGAGGCCTGGTACGAAGCTCGACGCGGTATCCCGACCTCGAGTGAATTCGCGTGCATCCTCGCGCGAGGTAAGGGGTGGACGAAATACCTGTGGACGCTTGCCGCGGAGCGGCTCACCGGCAAGTGCGCGGATGGCTTCGAGAATGCGAGCATGCGCCGCGGGAAGGCCTTGGAGGAGGAAGCCAGGGCGGTCTGGAGCTTCACCACGGGCCAGCATGCTGAGCCCGTAGGATTCGTCCGCAATGAGATCGCGGGCGCCTCTCCGGACGGCCTCATCGGCGCTGATGGCCTTATCGAAATCAAGACACGGCTCCCGCACCTGCACTTCGAGCTGCTCGAGGGCGGGCGCGTGCCCAATGAGCACCTGGCGCAGCTCCAGGGCCAGATGTGGGTGACGGGCCGGCAGTGGTGTGAATTCGTGTCCTACTGGCCAGGCCTGCCGCTCTTCGTGCGCACGGTCGAGCGGGATGATGAGGCGATCGAGCGCATCCGGCTCGCGGTCGAGGAGTTCTCGGCCGAGCTTGAGGTGTTCGTGGCGAAGTACGCACCCGAGAAGGCGGCGTGAGCCGGCCTCGCGACCAAATTGGCTACGAGCGCGGCCAGGCGCATAGGCAGGCGGTCCGCGAGCTGATGCTTGAGCATGTGAGGCCTCATACGCTGCGCCGGCATTTGACGGTTCAGCAGATTCAGGGACGCCTGCTACAGGCGGGCATCGATCTCGCACTGTCGACGGTGGCTGGATACGCGGCCGAGATCTACGCCGAGGCCGAGGTGGAGGCTACGCGGGACCTAGTGCTGGAATAGATCCAGTCGATCCCTCCAAGAGCGCGCTGCATCATGCCTCCCATGCCGCGCCAGAAAATAGCATATGAGTAAGCGCACGAAACCGAGCGCGCAATGCCGGGTTTGCAAGCATCCGGAGAGGCCTCGGATCGAGCTTCTGGTCGCCGGAGGTGCCTCTCATCGGTCGGTCGGGGCGAAATTCGGTTTGTCGCACTACTCGATTGGAAGGCACTGGAAGCACACACCGGAGGAGCGAAAGGTCGCGCTCGCGATCGGCCCAGTGGGCGAGGCCGCATTGGCCGCCCGGGTGTCCGAGGAGTCGGCCAGCGTGCTCGATAACCTTCGTGCCGTGCGGGCGGGTCTGTGGCATCTGTTCGATATGGCCGTGACCGCGGGCGATCGCTCGGGAGGGTCGCTCCTTGCCGGCAGACTGAACGAGAACTTGAACAGCGTCGCGCGGCTCACCGGACAGATCATGCAGAGCCCGATGATCCAGAACACGACCATCAATCTGGGCCTGCGCGAGAACGAGCAATTCGAGCGATTGAAGCTCGAGATCGTGCGCATCCTCAGCAATCACCCTGCCGCGCTCGCCGATGTCATCCGCGAATTCGAGCGTGTCGAGCAATCATCCTTGCCCGCATTGGAGCACCATGTCGAAAGAGAAGCCGCCGAAACCGCCTGAGCCGAATGATCTACGGAAGGCGCTGCTCGATACCTTGCGGCGTGCGCCCGCGGCTCTCCTGCCGCCCGACTTCCGATTCCTCCTCGATCGGGTGCCGCGGTACCGGTATCGGGTGGCCTACGGTGGGCGCGGCTCCGGCAAGTCCTGGAGTTTTGCTCGTGCGCTCATCCTTCGGGCGTATGAGAAGCGCGAGCGCATCTTGTGTACTCGCGAGTTTCAAAGCTCGATATCGGAGTCCGTGCTCAAACTCCTCGCCGATCAGATCGAGCACCTGGGCCTCTCGCATTTTTTCGCCGTCCAGGCGCACTCGATTGTCGGAAAGAACGGCAGCGAATTTGTATTCGAGGGACTGAAGGCGAATATCTCGCGCATCAAATCCTTCGAAGGCGCGACGATCACCTGGGTCGAGGAGGCCGAGCAGATCTCGGAAATATCCTGGATCACGTTGCTGCCGACCATCTTCCGCCGTAAAGGCGCCGAGTGCTGGATCAGTTTCAATCCGAATCTGGAGTCCGATCCGACATTTCAGCGCTTCGTGATAGCGCCTCCTCCCGACGCGATCGTGCGGAAAGTGACGTGGCTTCAAAATCCATATTTCCCCGAGGATCTCGAGCGTGATCGCGCGTACCTCGAGAGCGTTGATCCCGATGCGCACGCTTGGATTTGGGGTGGCGAGTGCCGCACGATCTCGGATGCGCAAGTATTCAAGGGCAAATTCATTAAGCAGGACTTCGAGATCGATCTCTCGTGGAGCGGGCCACATTTTGGCTGCGATTTCGGATTCAGCAAAGACCCGTCCGCAGCGACTGCCTCATACAT